CAAATAGATATTTTAGTTGTTCTTTTGTTTCAACAATGTAATACATAACCTTTATTATTAGGTTAAATATATAGTAGAAATTTTAGGTAGGCAAACTGTTTTATGAATTATTATTTAGAACATTTTTATTAGTTGTTGCTATACTAAACTTAGCTGTACTAAACTGAGTAGGATTATTTAAATAAATAGATAAATTAGGTATTATTTTTTCAGCTTGTTTTGTAATACGTAAATTAGTATCATAAACACCATCTTCAATTCTAATATTATTTTGAAAAACATCAAAAAAAGAACCATTTAACTTCCAAGGTATAGCTATAGTATTATATGATTGAAGAGCTATAAAATCATTTATTAACTTATCATAATTTTCTTTATTTAATTCATATATATTTTTTTCAGGAAATATAGCTAATTTTAATTGAGCAAAATATCTAATAAAATATCCTTTACTATAATCTGAAAAATTAGGCTCAATAAAATTAGTTGATAATAAAGGAGCCTCTAAAGTATTATTATACTTTTTAGTGAATCCAATAGCTCCAGCTTGATTTTTAGCTATATAATTGTTATCAATAACAATAGGAGGTCTACTATCAATTAATTCTTGAGACTTAGAATTATGAAATTCACCTGTCCAATATAATCCTTTATTATCTTTATGATAATAACCAGTATAATATAATTGTGTTGATCTTACTATAAAACGAAAATCTTGACTATATCCAGTTTCAGCTATATTTGAAGATGAATTATTCATTTTTTATTTAAGTCCTGATTTTACTTTTGATTCAAATTGTTTTTCATACCATTGTGAGCCATAATATTTTTCATTTTCTTTATTATCAAATCCCCAGAATATAGATATTGGAGTTGTTCCTCCTCCTTTAAATATTTCTTGTTTTGTTTCTGTAAAATATGTATTATCTATATATTTTAGATAGGAAGTATATAACCCTTGAACATCTATATATTTAGCTTCTCCAATAAGTACCTGGTCTGTAATATTACCAGTTGAATCTATTTGTTGTGATTCAGGATCAGCAGATTTAGTAACAATAAAGCTTTTAAAAAAATCCTCTAAAGTACCATTTAATGGTATAATAGCTGGAAGGGAAAATGGTGAATTATTAACTGTAAAATCCACTTTAGGTGTACTTAAAAATGAATTAGCTTTATCAGTTTCTATCTTTCTTAATTCTAAATCTATTTTAACAGATTCAGGTAATGTTTCTCCTGTTGCTGTTATAGCTCGTGTACTTTCAGAAACGGCGAAACTATCACTTACATATCTTTTTCTCTCATTTTCTGTTATTTCATTTTTTGCATCTTCAAGTGCTTTTTTATCTTTAGCTGCTTTTACTTTATCAAAAATAAATATTTCAAAGAACTTAGAATCAAATAGAACTTTCTCATTAGTACTTGGATTAACCACAACACCTATATCACCACTTGTTTTAGGAAAATTTGGTAATAATTCTGTTTCACTAAATTTTGATAATCCTTTTCTATATGATGGATTATAATATGGACTTTTAAATCCTATATCTTCTTTAACTTGAAAACTTCTGATCCAGTTTCTTAAATAAGCATCAAAATCTAATATATTACTTCCTATACCATTGAAAACTTTAGTAATTTCATTATATGTTACATTAATTTTAATAGGTGATTTTTTATTAATTGATAAAAGATGATAAGTAAGATAAACCATATAATCAGCCATAGCATATTTTAGATAACTAACTGTTTTTAATGCTGATGTTATAGTTGTAATAATTTTTTTTAAATCATTTTTTGGAATACCTGGATAAGGATAATCATTATTATTTAATAAACAAACTTGAGTTATAATATTTGTAATCCAATCATTTCCTTTTAAAGCATGACTTTGTTTTGTTATAATAAAACCAATATTTTTATTATGGTAATCTTTAGGTAAAATATTTTTATTAATTCTAAAAATCTGTCCTGTAACAAATCCACTTATACCATCTAATGTTATTTCAAGTTCAAAAGGAATTAATGCTTTAAAGTCAATATTATCACCATTAATTTGATAATGAACTGATTTTAATAAACTGTTAGCATTAATAATTTCCTCTTCTTGAGGAACACGAGTTATTTTAAATGATATTGGCTTATTTTGCCATATATTTGTACCTAAAACTTTACGTTTAATATAATTAGATAATGATAAAATATTAATTGCTATTTTATAATAATAAGATACAGATCCTGGGTATGTTTTATCATAAATTGTTATAGATTTATCAGTATTTGTGGTGTCATATTGTATGTCTCCTATAATTCTATCTTTTAATCCTCTATTAAAAGCAGTTTGAGTAGAACTATAAATATCTCCAACATTATTATAACCAGATGAAGCAGCTCCAATACTTATCATTGTTGATTGTTCAGAAAATATTCGTGAGTTAATTTTTACATCACGGCAAATACTTTTTAAACCAATTAAATCAAAAATAAATTTATTATCTTTATCACCATTTTTATCTGTTTTACTTTCTAAATAGTGAGCATCAATAATTTGAACTATATTTCTATTAGTGTAAATAGTAAAATTATTAATACCTCCTAAAGCTAAATTAACATTTTCCATTATTGATGTTAGTAAATCAATAATAGATACACCATCACCTGTATTATACAATTGTCTATAAACATCTATAATTTTTTGAACAGATATACAAATATTACCTAAAACTCCTGTAAAGGAATTATTTTTATTAATAATATCAGGCAATTGAAGTGGTTTTTTATTTCTAACTTTATTAGACCAAACTGAGTAAACTTCTGGATCAAAGCCATTTATATCATCATCTGTTATAAATTTAGCTTTGTTATTGCGTATTAAACATGTTGTTGGATCTATTGATACTGTATCTTCACTTATTAAAAAAGGTGTTTTATATGGTAAAATAATATCAATTATATTATTTTTATTTTCATTTTTAAAAATAAAAAATGTATTTAAAATAGCTATAAAAGAATCTAATGTTATATATTCTATAGCTGAACCATTAGTACCACCATCAATTGGTCTAATATAAAATCCTCCATTATTATTAAATTGAATATCAAACTCATTTATAGGCTCAATATCACCAACTTCATCTGGATTATATCTTTTTAATTTCATACTCTTCACTCTTTTAATAATATCATCTCCAACTGATTTTATTGTTTCTCTAATTTTTTGTTGTTGAGCTTGATCTTGAGTTGGATCTGTCTTTATAATAGGAGTACCATCAGGATTAAATATTGTTGTATTAAATTGTCCTTGTTTAGCTGTTATTTCTGAGTCATTAATATAACCTATAAGATTTAAAAATATTTTTTCAAAATAACTAATTGATGGTTTTTGTTCAGCTTCATTTATTAATGTTGTAATTTGTTCATTTGTGTTACTACCAATAATTATATTTGGATTAGCGCTAGCTTTAATTGTTTCTAAAACTTCACCTCTAGATATTAATGTTGTTGAACATTCATAACCACCATTAGACATTAATTGCCATGAAAAGTTTTTAACATAACCTAACATAGCATCATAATTACCATAGTATTTTCCAACTAAAGTATCTATTCTATCATAAATGTTTTGTTCTGTTAATCCTTCTTCAAAAGCATTTATACCAGTAGAAAAATTTTCTATTGTTATATCATTATAATCTGGAGTTTCGTTAATGTTTCTACCTAATGGATGTTTTAAATACTGAGACCATCCCCATTCTAGTAAGCATGTATAACCTGGTCTCATGTAAAGAATTTCTAATTCTTCTAATTGATGTCTATCCCAAGCATAAAATCTGACAGTAGCCTCTCTTAAAGAACCATAAGCAGATATATTAATAATATTGGCTGATTCAATACCTGGCATTGGTCTAATACCATATAATCTATCTACTGTGTTCTTTTTAGGGTCAGCTGATATTTTATCTAATTCACTACCATAAACTGTTCCTGTTTTATTAATTCCAACTCCTGATCTTAAGTCTTTATTATTGAATAAAGTTCCTCCTTCTAAAACATATTTTTTAGCTAATTGATTACCTTTATATCTTCCATCATCAATCCATTCTCCATTTTTGAAAACTTTTGAGTCATAATTTACAAATGAAGATAATTTAATCCAAGCATTTTTACCAGCTACATAGCGTAAAAATTTATTGTCTCTAGGTGTTATACCAGCTTTATATATTGGATTACCTTTAGGATCTTTTTCTCTAGAATTTCCCCATTGTGAAACTACAGTTTCACGAGCTTTTAGTTGGGCAGCTATAATTGGGTTAAGTGTATTTTTAAATATAGACATAACACGTTTTAACTATTTAAATTTTCAAAATCAGTTAAAATTTGATTAATATTATTTGGTATTCTTAATTGAAAACCAAGTGTTGGATATAATGAATCATTAGGCAAATCTGGGTTAGCTATTTGTATAATCCACCATAATGTTGGGTCTCCATAAAATTGATATGCTAGATTATCTAATCTATCACCAAAAATAGTGCTTAAAAAAATATCATTTTCTGATAAAGGAATATCTGGATAACGTGTTGAAGCACGATATCTAGTAACTTTAGGATATTGGACAGTTGGTTGAGTCTGAATTATTAGATTATTATCATAGCGTTCCATGATAATAAATATTAAGCAGACAAGTATTTATTTTTAGATTCATTTGGTGTAATGAATGGAGTCTCATTAAATTTATCAGATTTTACTTTTCTAGGTAAGAAATCATGTATAGGTTTAAAGGATAAATTTACTTTAAAATGTTTAGGTACTTCATATTGGTCAGTATCTAAAGCTATCTCCCAATGATGATCTAATATTCCTGATAATTTAATATCAGTAAATATTCCTGGTTGCCTATATAAATAATCACCAACAGTTAAATAGCCTATATTACCTCTCATTTTATTAAAATTATTGTAATCAGGCGCAAATGCTGATAGCAGATAATTTAATTTTTGATATATTGGTTTCATTTCTTCTGGTGAATGGGCAAATATTGTAAAATCAACAGTTATATCTCTTGTGAATCCATTATAAACATAAAACTCTTCACCACGACCCATATAACGATAAGCATCCCATTTAGCATTCATATTATCATTAAAATCATTAATATAAGCTCTAAAAGCTAAAACATCAGTTTTTTGTGTGGATGAATCATTATCTAAAAATTCAATTCTAAATTTAATTATATCTTTGGCAAATTTTCCATCAACTTTATTCTTATAATTAGTTAATATTTCAGAGGATAATTTTTTATCATTATAATTTTGATAAAAAATACCATCATCCTTAATATCTATGACATTAATAGAGTCAACTTTATGGGTTGTTTTAATATTATTAGGACCAAATTTACTAGTTGATACACCTACTCTTGATTGAATATTATTTGTTTTGTAAAGAGGATGATTATAAATATCAAAATCAAAATTTGGTATTTGTATGGCTTCAGCCTCTGCTTCTAATTTATCAGCGTTAATATTTAATTGGTTAGATATTGGTGTTAATGTGGAGCTTATTTTACCAACAGCACCTCCACTTAATTTTTTAGCCATTTCACGATTAAAAAGTGCTTTGGATTTTAATTGTATAACTTCATTCTGTTGAGAAGATATAAAACCACTGCTAGTTATTGTTCTATACCCATCAATATAAGATGATATATCTTTATATGATAGTGTTGATTCAGTTGGATTATCAGTTTTTACACTAGTAGTATAAATTTGAGTTTTTCCTATACCATAAACTGAAGCAGCTCCACCACTATATTCTTGTAATAAAGTAGGTGTTGTGTTTCCTGGAGTTATTGTTTTTATTTTATTTAGGTATCCAATTAATCTATTTCTGTTTTTATCTTTTTTATCATTTTCTAAAACAATTTTTTCATAATTATAACCTTTAATGTTACTTAAACTATCACCTTCTAAAAATCCAACTCCTCCAACAGGTAAAATACCATGTCTAATAATATGACCACCTAAAGCATTTAAAGGAACTTGAGCTAATGTGTTTATACCTAAATTATATAATCTAGTATTATTATTACTTAATGTTATAAATTTTTCAGGTGTTTCTAATTTAGGATTTGAGCGTTGTAAACCAACTTGTTTAGCTACCCATATAAGTCCTTTAGGTGATTTTAAAAAATTACCTATACGAGCTGTATCTTTAATTGATGCTAACCCAACATTTAAAACACCACCTCTAATAAGACCATCATCAAATGATTTAAATTGATTTGAATCTTTAGGTATTTCAGGTTTATTAGCAAATGGCCTATTATAATACTGAGCTAGGTTGCTAAAACTATTATCTAATGTTATAAATGGCATTAGTATCTTCCTTCTTTAGGTCCTTTATTTTTATAAACATTACCAACAGGTAGTCCACTAGCATCTAATCTTGATGGTGGTACAAAAGTTGTAAATCTACCTTTACCATATTTTCTACCAGTTAGTAAATCTTGAGATGAGTTTAATATACTATTTTGAGTTTTAGCTTGAATATCAGATGTAGTCATTTGTCCTACATTTTCAAATGATGGTTGGATTTTACCTTGTAAACCTAATTGGCTAAAATCTAATCTTTTTTCAAGTGTGAGCCCAGTACTTGTTGATGAGTTAAATTGAGAGGTATTAGCATTATTAGATGATCCTAAAATATTAATATATTGTTTAGGTGTGATACCACTCAAATCTAAAGTAGATGGAGCAATTCTAGTTCTATTAGGAGAAGATCCATATATCCTTCCAGATTTTAAATCTTGAGATGATACTAATTGATTATTTTTAGTTAAAGCTTGAATATTTGAAGATACTTTTTGTCCTTCATTTTCAAAGTTAGGACCTGGTTGTCCTTTTAAGCTAAGTGTGCTATCTGCTAATTTACTAAATAATGCCATGATTGTATATTTACTATAAATATGTTATGATTAATTAAATGAACTACCTCGTGTACCATATTGATCAGCTGCTGTGTTAAATTCCATAATAGTTTTACCACCAACATTTAATACATTTGGTCTAATAGCTAATTGCTCTAATAATTCATTTGTACGTTTATTTTGATCTTCTTCTGTTTTCTCTCTAGCTTCTTGTCGTTTTATTCTATTTTCTTCAGCTGTGAATAATGATGTCATAGCTCCTGCTAAACCACCTACAACAGCTCCTACAGCTGTACCAACACCTGGTATAACTGAACCTATTAAAGCACCTGTACCAGCATATGAAGCTGTTGTACCAATACCTTCTACAGTATCTTTAGCTCCACCTTCATCCATTTGGCTAGCCATTAAATCAGCACCAATGCCTATGGCTGCTCCTATACCAAATCCTTTAAGTCCTTTAGTTAAACCACCAAATCTACTTGGTGGTCTTTTAGCAAATCGACCTGTTTTAGGATCTCTATATCTTCCTTTACTTTTCCCACCACTAAACATATCACCTACACCACCTCCTCCACTAGATACATCAAACACATATTGTGGATTAGCTATAGTTGATCCTCTAGCTCCTAATAACATTGATTTAATTCCTCCAGTTAACATTCTCACACCACCTATTAATAATGGAGCTCCTATAATAGCGGCTCCTAAAGCGTCACCTAAAGGACCACCAGTCATTTTTCCAAAGAAACTAAATATTTTTTCTACAAACCCTAAAGCTTTACTTAGTAAGCTCATAAACTTTTGCATAGGGCCTGATGTTAATTTTCCTAAAACTTCAGCTAATTTTTCAAAAACATATTTTTGTTTATCTGCTAATGATTTAGCTTCAAGTTCTTTTCTAACACTATCCTCTATTTTAATACCTCTTTTTTCAGCTAATTTAAGTTGTTCTTCAGCTGATTTTTTAGCATCTGCTCCTAATTTATTTTCAAATTCTCTTTTACGAAGCATATCACCCATCTCAGCAGCTGTCATACCAAAAGCTTCAGCGTATGCTTTCTGTTGTATAACATTCATTCTTTGAAAATTAGCTATACCACCTGTTTGGTTAGCTATTTCTGTTGTTAATTTAGCTAAGTCACCTGATAAAGCGGCTGCTCTGGCTCTTTCTAAATTTATTTGTTTACCAGTTAATAATTCTGCCTTAAGTTCATTTTCAATTGATGACTCAAAATCAAGTAATGATTCACCTATTTTATTAACTTGTTCTAAATTTAAACCCAATCTATCAGCGTTCATTACTGCTTTAGCTAATTCCTGAGTATTACCTTTAAATTTGGTTAATATTTCACCACCAGTAGAACTTACTTTTTGTAATACTTTTTGGTAGCTCATAGTGCCACCAAACTGTCTTTTTTGTTCATTAGCTACTCTAATAGTAGAGTTAAGAATATCTTTAGTTGATTGTCCTTGTTGAGTAGCTAATTCAGTTAATTTAGCAGCACTATCTTCACTCACACCATAATAGTGAGTTAAACGTTCAAAACCTTCAACTGATTGATTAGTGTATACTACACTAGTACCTAATAATTCATTTAATTTATTTCTACCTTCTGTTATTCGTTTTTCAGTGACAAAAACATCATTAGTAGCGTTAGCGTATTCAAATGTACTTTGAGCTAATCTTTGTGATTGATCGGCTGATATTCCTAAAGCTCGTTGTTGGGCAGTTTGTCTTTCATTTATGTCTTTATTAAGATCAAAAATTTTCTTAAATAGAGCTATTTGAGCTGTTAATAAAAATAATGGATCTGTTAATCCTTTAGTTATCTGACCAAAAGCACTTTTAGCCGCCAGTCCCATAATTTTAAACTGACCAGCGCCATTAGCCGCAGCACTTCGTAACTTAGTTTCTAATTCATCTGCTTTTATGAATTGACCTATACCAGGTATTTTTCCTAATGCTCCAACTAATTTACCTGTTATACCAAGTCTTTTTTCAATTGTAGCATTATAAGCAATAGCTTCTGCTAATATTTGTTCTTGGTAGTCTAAGGCTTCTCTAGCAGCCGCTACATCTTTTTCATCAAATTTAGCCCTCATCATTCTAGCATGGGCTATTCTAGCTTCTAATAATGCTCTTTTTTCCTCTATACCAACTTGTTGTTTAGCTAAATCTTTAGATCCAATTAAACCTTGTTTTAATTTAAACATGTTAAGAGAAATATCATCAGAAGCTTTGACTAAACTCTTAAAAGTTTTAGTTAAATCTTTTTCAACAGATGATATAACCTTTTTATCAAGATTATCAAACGCGTCTTCAACAGCTTCAGCCATTGTTTCTGAAAACTTGGCACTGATGGACATCAATGTATCTTTCACATATAACTGAAAGTCATTTACGTTTTGTTGCGCTTGTGGATCTAAAGCCATTTATACTAGTTTACATCGGGAATAAATATGAAAGCGCCCTATTTTTTGGGCGCTTTTGGTTTGGTTGTAAAATCTGGTTTTAATGGAGGACCTAATGGAGTTTTGGATTTTTCATCATTAGTGAATGATTTATTCATAACTTCCGCTTGTTTTTCTAAATGCTCAATTACCTTCTTTAAATGATAATGTCTGTATCTAATAGGCATACTATATACCTCATCATAAGTAAATCCACCTTGGCCAAAATAACACAATGTGTGAATTTCTTCTAATAATATATTTTTATAGCTCGGTGTCAGGCCAAAAAAAGCTAATACCAATTGGTAATTCGATGCCCTCCACCACATCACCATTTTCTTTAACAGCATTAACTTTTAAGTCAACATCTGGTGTTATTTTATTAATATGATCACGTAAAGCTTTTACATCTCTAGCTAACATATTCTCAGCAAAACTACGTATTGTAGTTACTTCTCTGTCACCATTAATAGATGTGATTAAATGTTTCAAACGAGTTGTTATAGTGGCTACTGATTGTGGGTTAATTTTTTTCAATCCTTCAATTTCTCTATCAATCTTTTTTTCATCACTATGGGTTAATAACTTAAATGTCACCATTACTTTAGAAAACGGTAACTGAAAATCAAATTCATTTTTACCACGAGTAAACAAAGACTCATCTAGTGGTTTTGATTCAACCTGACTTAAATCAATTGTTGCTTTTTCTTGAGCACCTGTATTAGGATTATTATACATAAATTCATAATCTTTACCATAACCTAAAATACGAGCTGCTATTAATATAGCATTTTTATCCCCATTTAATAAATCATTATAATCAATTGGTGTGATAATCATTGACTGTAATAATTTATCAATAACTGTACCTTGTCTAATAAAGTTAGAGTTAGTTAAAATATCTTCTTCTTTAGCAGTCATATACTTCATTTCAATTACTCCTTTAGACAATGGAGATGATTCAGGATAAAGTAAACCTTTAGATGGTAATTCAATTTGCTCAGTTGGATACTTAAATTTTTCTTCCATAACGTTTTTATTGTTTTATATATATAAATATACAAAGATAAAAGAAGCCATCCAAATGGACGGCTCTTTAAAATATTTTGAACTGAATTAGTAGTTCAATATGCAATAATCCATAGCTACAGTTACACTGATGCTGATATAAGTTTCATTAGCCCAATCATACTCACCAAAGTTAGCTTCTTTACAATAGGCACCTTTAATAATCCATTCACCTACTACATCACCAACTGGACCTAAAATGTCTAAACGTAAATCTTTCTTATAGAAATCAGAATAACCATCACGACCAGTTACTGATTCATGAGCTAAACGAGCCCATTCCATTATAGCTTGAGCACCACTTGGGGTTACAGGGTCATACATTTCAATTGTCATATCATTCCAACGAACTTTACCTTTTACTTTACGGTAAACATTGATATGATCTAACACAATCTCACCAGCATTAAATGATGGAGTTGAAGCTTTTTTAACTAAATAAGTTGGTACACCATCAATATACATTAAAAAGCGATTCTGAACTTTAGGTTCAAATGCGGTGAACATTATTTCATTTGGATCTAATACTGCCATTGTATTGTTGTTTTATATAAATATTAATAATTTAAGTTTCTTATGAACCAAATTCTACACCAGTTGGTAAGATATTGAAATCTAATAGGATAAATTCAGCTGTACGAGTTGGTTGTAAGAAGATTTGTCCTACTAATTGATTACGATCAATCACATCTGGAGTGTTATTTGTTTCATCCATTACTACTTTAAAAGCAAATAAACCTTGACGTTGTTGTACACTTTCTAAGTATGGAGTAACTTGAGATAAGAAACGGTTTCTTGTCACAGTTGTATTTTGTTCAAATATTAATGTTTTAGCTACATTACCAATAAATCTCTTAAGAGCAATTAATAAACGACGAACATTAATTCTATCTAAAGCACTAGCTTTTTGTTGTAATGTTTTCTGACCAAATGCAGTCACACCAACATTAGGGAAGGTAGCAATTGGATTTACTTTACCAGCATATAAATTATCACGATTTGTTGGAGATAACTTTCTTTCAGCTTGAATAACACCACCTAATCCACCTCTATTTAAACCAGCAGGTGCAAACCATTCAGCACTTACATTATCATTAAAAGCATAAACACCAGCCATAATTGTTGAAGCAGGAACAAATACTAATTTACCAGTTTCTTGAGACACTACTTGAACCCATGGCCAATAAGCACCAGCATAGTTAGTATTTAATGTGGCGGCTGAATTTACAACACTTGTTAAAGTACTATTATATTCTTTTAAGTCAGTGATATAAAAATAATCACCTCTACTTTCAGCATTAGTTATAAAACTAGTTACAGCTGATGAGTGTAAAGATTTAATTAAACCTGGAGTTACTAATAATTCATAATCATATTCATCTTTATTAGCTAAAATATTACTAGCTGTTAAATAGCTGGAGGCTGGTATACCTTGAGTTTTAGTTGAAATAGTTTTAAATAATGTACCTCCAATAAATGGAATATCATCACCTACTCCACCATCAAATGATCCACCATAAGATCCAGTTCCAGCAAATGGTAATGAAGCTGAATAGCTTAATCCAATTAAAGCACCTGGTAAACCATTAACTGCTACATTACCAGTATTATCAAAATAATTTGGAGTTGGAGAATTTACAGATTTAACTCTTACATAGCGACTATTATTTGGATAATCACCATCTATATCAATATAAAATCCACCCATATCAGAATCATAGGATAATGCTTTTAATTGATCACCTATTGCTGATGCTATATAGTTTGGTTGGTTTGGATCTAAAGATACATTAGTGAATGTTTCTAATACAACTTTATTAAGTTCATTATCATCACCACGACGAATTACTACAGTAAATGTACCTTGAGTTTGATTAACATTTGTTATTTCAAATCTAACATTTTCTGAAGATCCACTACTTAAACCACCATTACTTAAAACAGATCCACTATTGTCAGTAAATAAACCAACATTTAATGTTTCTAAAACAAATGAAGCTGTAGAAGTTGATCCAGATATGAAAATACTAGCTGATGATGGAGTAAATGAACCACTAACAACTTTTGTTACCAAAATTGACTCACCACCTTGTTGAAAGTAATTATAAGCGGCTATTGAAGTTAAAAATTCATAATTAGCTCCACCACTAACAAATGAACCACCAAATCGATTAATATAATCACTATATGAAGTGACTACAGTTGGAATGTATGGTTTACCTTTAACAGTTGGACCAACTAAAGCTAAGCCAACAGTGATTGGTAATT